CCTAATTAACACGGCACATACCGTATTTAGATATTAAGCTAACTTAAACAACAATGCAACACTTTATTTGGCAAGTTGTTGTAAAAATGTTAAGATAGCTTATGGAAAATATTTCAGCGACAGCAATGATTAAGCTTTTGGGTGGCTGTACCAAAGTGGCAAACCTAGTAGGTGTAAGCGTTCCAGCGGTATCGATGTGGCAAAATGGGGTAATCCCCTATGACAAGCTAGTAATACTGGCTGCCACGCTGGAAAAGGAAAGTGCAGGTTTAATTACTAGAAAACAGCTTTTCCCGCTTTCTTACAAAATGATATGGCCTGAATTGGAATAGTGTTATACTGTGGGGGCAGAGTGATGTCTGCTAAGTAGTTACCCATAATACCAGACCCTTTTGGACTGATCTGAGTGTTTAGTAAATGGAATTATGGGCATTTATTAAGCAACATCATCTTAGATCAGCCCAAAGGGGTTTTTCTATTCTGCCTAGCCCGTTCTCAAGCGTGTTGCAACGGTAAAGGCTGTAAATACTCTAGATACTACTAGCACTTATGTGCCTTCCCTATCCGTTATTGCTTGGATAGTACGAAGAACCGTCCTGTATGGATAGACCGATGATGTGATAAAGACAGACCTAGACACGCCAAAGACATCGAAGCAATATATAAACCTCAGAACTCAGCAAGACTGACAAGCTATTCCTCATAGTAGGGATAGCTATGCCCTTGAATCTTGCAATCCTGACGAAAAAACCACAGTAAATAAAAATATTGTCTATTAAGCAAACTTAACATATACTTCACTTAGATTAACTATTGGAGTACGAAATGACTTGGAACTTACGCTTAGTAGATTTAAGTAATCCGTATGAAGATTACTTTGAAATTAGAGAAGTGTTTTATGACACGATGGGTAAACCCATTGGTCATACCAAAGCTGCCATTGGCGGTGAAGATCGCCTTGAAGTAGATCGTTATATTGAACTTGCCCAGCAAGCCCTTGCTAAACCCACTTTAAAGTTTCCTAAAAATGATTGAACCTTTACTGCCCCCACAGCCATTGGATAACGACTTTGCTGTTGTTAGAATCTTACAATTAATGGGTCAGCTATCCCCTAAAGATATTAAATATATCTTTCAAGTAGCCGAGCGTGTTAGTAAGATGATTTCAACAGAGGATGACAATGAGCTTTCAAGAGTTTTATAGTTTATATCCCCGTAAAATGGGGCGCAAAGACGCAGAAAAGAGTTGGAATAGACTTACCCCAGTACAGCAAGCAGAGTGCCTTGAAGCGATGCCTAACTACTTAAAATACTGGAAGATTAAAGAAACCGCTAAAGACTTTATTCCATACCCTGCGACCTTTATAAACCAAGAACGCTGGACTGATGAACTTGATATTGAACCAATCCAAAATAAAAAGCCCGAATTGCCATTCTATGCAACAGAAGAATTGACAATGAAAAAGGCTCAGGAAGTCGGTATAACTCCCTATGCTGGAGAAGGCTGGCAAGCATTAAGATCAAGGATTAGTCAGAAGATAAAGCAGCTTGAAGAACAACTATGATGGATTTGTTTATGCAAGAGCGTATTGCTCCTGCATCGCCTACATTTATGAATTTAAGAGAAGTTGGTGTAAATTATGCAATGGATAAAAACATGAATTGGCATAGTCGTTTACCAGTAACCAGCCATTCAAATATGATTAGGAACGCCCATAAGGTATTTTATGGCGCAGAGTATCAAGACCATTGTTTTGCAGTTGCTATGTGGACTGATCCTGTTGCTGGTAATCGTATGGCTAAAGATCAAGTTTGGTTAGAATTAAGACGATTGGCAGTAGCTCCTGATGCACCTAAATTTACGGCTACTTGGATGATTTCTAAGATGGTTAAAGATATTAAAAAACGATTTCCTGATGTGACTAAATTGGTTTCTTATCAAGACACAGAAGTTCATACTGGAACGATTTATAAGGCTGCTAATTGGAAGCTTGATACTGTCAGTAAATTTCAAGATTGGTCAAATGAAAAACGCCAAAGAAACGCATTACAAAGCAAAGCGGACAAAATAAGGTGGGTTCTTGAACTCTAAACAATACTTAGTTGATTGGTATATTGGTGTAGCAAAAAGGCGTGGCTGGGAAGTCGTGGTTAAGCTTTTAAAAGAAAACCCCGAAACCGAAGCGGAAATGAAAATGTTAATTAAAAAGAGATTAGGCAGATGAGAGAGATCGACCCAAATAAATGTATAGACTTTATACTAGAGAACGCAGGTAAATATGCACAGGCAAAGGGTGAGTTGGCGCAACTTGAAGCATACAAAAGTTCGCTCAAAGCTATCAAGATGGCTGAAACTAGCGAACAATCTCTCGGGGCGCAGGAGCGTGAAGCTTATCGAAGCGAAGCTTATCAGAATTTATGTAAAGCGATTGGAGCAGCTACGGAAAACGCAGAAAAGCTTAAATGGGAACTCGAAGCCGCTAGACTTAGACACGCCACTTGGCAAACCTTAGAAGTATCTAACCGTAATACAGATCGGATATTAAAATGACAACCCTCAAAGTTACAGAAGAATTTTTAATCCTCAAGCTTTTATGTAAGATGTATGACGAAGCCCTTAAATCATCCAATGCCACGCAAATGCTGGAATTAAGCGTTGATATTGCCGATAGCGCAGAGAAGTTAGAACAGATGACCGTAGACTATATTAATGGCCACTAAGCTTGAAAAAGAACATTACAGAAAAGTTGCAGATTTGGGATGCTCATTATGTAGGCATCAGGGCAATGCGGGAACACCAGCGGAACTCCATCACATTAGACGAACTGGCAGACGAAGTGATGCCCCTGTTATCCCCTTATGTCCATACCACCATCGAGGATCAAATACCAGTATTCACGGAATGGGTCGAAAACGCTTTGAACGGGAGTACGCTATCACGGAAGAAGAATTACTCGAACAGACGAAAGAACTGTTAGGTGAGTAGTTGGTTAATTATCGTAACTGGACTGATTTATGCCTATATCGGTATAGAGCAAGTCATTAAAGGCAATACGCCTATGGGTATAACCTATGTATCGTATGCCACAGCCAATATTGGGCTTTACTTCATGGCTAAATGATTAAAGTTCTAGGGGATCAAGACCTAATTCAGCTGCAATTATGTGACATCGAGTTTTAAACTGTTTGGAATGATGCGCCCATTTATCACCTTTTTGAGTATGAAAACTACAATGGGCCATTTCATGTGCGAGCGTACGGATAACTGTCATCATATGCCCGCATAAAGCAGATGAGATAACTATGGTGTGTTCGTAATCGTCACCTGTATCGTACATATAACTGCCATAAGCTGTTTTATCGTGCTTATCAACCTGAAAATCAATTTCTTCAGGCAACGGCATTTTCCATTTAGTAAACGGATAACAGCAATATAAAGTGCTGTATAAGTTTTTTATAATTTCAGGTGTTAGCTTCATACTTTATTGATACAACCTCTAAACTCAAACTCGCCATTTTCTTCGTCAGTTACCATGATTAATTCAGGCATGAGCATACGACCCTGATCAAAAGAAAGCATTACAAAACCTGAACGCCAGTCTTTAGGGCTATCTTCGCAATATTCAAAGGTGCTGGAGTATGGATCGGCTAGGCAGCCTGTTTGAACGCCCCAGTATGTGCCTTGATAGTTTGTAATGGGGGATGCGCATAAAACATGGGTATGACCTGTAATAATGTTCGTGTTCCCCGCTGCTGTCAGATTGTTATAACCTGCCATACGGCCACCCTTAAATCGGTGTTTTACGATAGTTTCTTCGCCAATCCAAAAAGACCAGCAAGTTTCCCATTCAGGAAAATGGTATTTAAGACTAAAGCCATCTACACCGCTATATTCAGGGACTTTATTTACCAGCCATGATTCATACCTCATGTCGTGATTACCCAATGTCCAAATCAAACGACAGCCAGCAGGTCGATGCTTAACAATCTCATCTAAATGGGTACGGCAAGCTTTTAATTCTTCAAGTACGGTAGGTTTTTGGTCGTAATTAATCGATGGAAAACGGCTTAAAACTTGGCCGTCAAATGCGTCACCGTTACAGATAATGACTTCAGGCTTAAATGTATCGATCATTAACAGCAAAGCTTTAAATGCTGTAGTGGTCGTATCGGTAAAGTGAGCATCAGAAAATACAATTACTCGCTTTACTTTATTAATATCAATTCCCCTTCTTACATTATGTGGGGTCATCTCTACTTTTTTGGGTTTCTTTTTATCTCGTTGGGAATTATGGGTAGGTAACTCAATACCATATTTTGCTTCCATTGCAGCCCTTTTATTCATAATGCTGCGGGGTGTCATTTTGGTTTCTTTAGCCACTAATGTCGGGCTACCTAACTCTTGCCAAAGTTTAATAAAGTCTTTATCGTTGATCGTTGAAGTGAATCCCATACGAACCTTTATAGTGGTAAAGTTAGCCAATACTAATCTATTTTAAAGTTAAATCAATGACATACGCAAGAATAGACACAAATCAAAAAGAAATTGTTGAAGCTTTGCGTAAAGCAGGTGCAACTGTTGTTTCTTTAGCATCGATGAAACATGGATGTCCTGATCTTTTGGTAGGTTATGCTGGAGAAACCATATTAGTAGAAGTAAAGCGTGATGCCAAAGCCAAATATACGCCTGACCAATTAGAGTTTTTAGGCAAGTGGCGTGGCGGTGCAGTTTGCCGAATTGATAGCATCGATGGGGCTATGAGAATGTTGGGAATTATCAGAAAAGTCGAGTAAAATATCGCTAAAGGAGCGTTTTATGGAAAAATCGATGGCTTTATTCCTAGCAACATTGCTACATTCAGGGACTAATACCCACTTTTTCCA